ACTTTACCTGCGGCGAGAGCCTGCGAGAGCTGATACATTGCCGTGGACGCTTGCTGAGAGTTCGATCCAGACACAGCAGCAAGGTTGGCGATACCCTTAATGGCATTTGTCGAGGTGTCCAGATCAACACCAGCCGCCGTGAACGTGCCGATGTTTCTAGTCATCTCAGTGAAATTATAGATCGTCTTATCAGCGTAAGTGTTCAGTTCACTCAGTGCAGCATTGACTTGATCCAGAGTCGTGCCATTATGGGAGGTGTTTGCCAAAATAGTCTGAACTGAATTCAGCTGAGTCTCATACTCTCTAAAACCATCCATGATGGGGTCAAGAGTTAAAGACTTTATCAGGGTCTGACCGGTTTGCAGAGCTTGAGAACCGATAGATAAGAGCGCGCCTGTGCCGATAGTCCCAAGAAGACTAAAGCGATTCCTAAGAGTCTCAGCGCCTCTATGAAGCCCTTCTAGACTAATAGATTTTGCAGCATTGCCTATTCCTCGAAAACCATCTTTAAAATTCGAGAACGACAAGGCTTGCTTTAGTCTTTGTAGAGACGATCTTGTGGTGCTGACGCCTCTTTCGAATTGAGCGTTGTCAAACTTCATTTGGACGACGCGCTCTTCAATGGAAGTGCTCATAGTGCCGTCACCTCTCTCCAAACGCTCTCTGCGATTTTGTCAAATATAGGAACTATTGCAGGGTTGATGTAGTCTCGTCCAGACACATAACCTCCAGTGCCAGTTCCATGTCCGTATTGAATCATGACCGCGACAGGGAACCCTCCCTCAACGTCACTATTTGACCAAGTTATGGTGGCCCCATTCTTTGTGACTTTTACCGTGTAGTACCACGAGTTGGACGCCAGTCCTGTGTCAGCGGGGGTGGCCGAAGAGAGAGCAGCCACCCCCTCTTGACCATATTTTTCGAGCGATTTGTAAATATCGCGCTTTCCCACTCTACTCAGAAAGTTCTCAGTCCTTCTGAAGCTTCCCTTTGAGGTTAATATGATCACTATTTTGACACTTTCTACATGCCAACGCCAATAGCGTTGAGCTTAATCTGAAGCTTCCTAGAAGTCTCTCGACCCCAGACGCCATCAGCAGATGCTCCGACCCATTCCTGAAGAGCTCGAACCATCTTCGAACCCTTAGACCTTGGGCCTTCGTAACGCCAGCCTTGAGTGATGGCTCGACCAATATAAGATGCTGGATGGGACTGGTGCGAGACCATTCCGTCAACCGGTGTCTTAAGATAAGACTGCAATGCTCTCCAGCTACTATGTCCGAGCTTGGCGTCGACATTAAGCTTGGCTCCTCTGGAGTTGAGGAATAGCTGAAGGGCCGTAGCAGACGCAGGCCCAATTAGGGAGTCAACCTTGAGTGGTGCAATCTTTCCAGAAGGTTTAGATGGAGCAACCTTAGTGGAAGACTTAGATGGCACGCTGACTTTACTCCCAAGACCGCTCGCAAGAGCAAAGAGGAGGTCGAGATTAAGAGCCCCTGGATCGCTGTGAGTATTCTCAGGAACCTGAGAGTGACCAGTCACACCATTGAAGCTATCCCAGACAGAATATGGCATACGCTCATTCTTACCATTCCATGGTTGAAAGTCCCGCCACTTACGAAGACGTACTCCGTGGGTCTTGCAAATCCAAGAAACAAGATCTGCAAGATGCTGCATCTGATGCGGGGCGGCCTTAGTAACGTTGAAGAGCTTTGGATAGTTCTTCTGACTATCGGCCCAGCCAGACGTTCCGAGAATCTCGATCTGAATGGCCGAGTCGTTATTGGTCTGAACCCCACCAGATCGATTGACTAGAGCTCTAGAAGGTCGATTGGTGTCGAAGTGCTGACGCACCTCTCCCGTTTCAAGATTGATCGTAAAGTGTGGAGCTTGCGATCCACCACTATAGGAGGGCCAAGAACGCCCCTCAGTAGTATGGAGAACAATCTTAAACGGCCCTCCTTTATAACGTCCACTATACTTCGAGTCGAACCGTTGAACTTGGCTTGCTTTGGGATAGAGTGGCATTTTTTACTCCTTTGATGCAATAGTTTATTAGCCCAACAGGGCTCTTTTGCTCCTATTTTGACTGTTAAGCAACTTGGAGCGAAATCCCGGAATAATTAACTCTCCATACGGTATAGAGCAGGCACCTGATCAGGAGGCCAGTGTGCTGCTGATGTGTGAGCCTGAATGACGTTATAGACTATACCCTTATATAGGCGAAGGTCTCCAACTTTAAGAGTTTCTCCGGCTTTCCAGTCTGGTGCATACGGAGCAGGCGCTATCTCGGATTCATTGGCATAGACCCAGAACTTGTCATCTGACGGCTGAGTAAAATTGTTATCGATGAGGCTTCGCCTTAGATACCCATTATAAGTAACGACTGCATCCTTATCATAGGTGTCATGAGCTCCTGTAGGTTGAACCCACTCTCCACCCGTAGATCGACCAAGAGCCTGCTCGTACTGGGTCTTAATCTCGGCGATCTCTTTCTCGGCATTGGCTAAGATAGATCGGCGAGACTGTTCGGCAAATGCTGCTTGGAGAGTTGCTTCAAACTCTTTATCGGAAAGGCTTTCCCAATCTACTGCGGACTTCGTCATGACTCATCTCCATCTTCCGGAATATCAATCACATCAACGCTATCCTCTTGAATCTTTGCGGCAAGGGTGTCTCGAGCAGTCTCTGCGATGATTGCCCTACGAAGAAGATCTGCGTTCTCCTTTGTAAGTCTCTCGATAACATCATTTGCATCTACACGAATATCCATAGTAGGTAATCCTTTCTAATCTTTACGGCCCTGCAACCTTGTAGATAATGTTTTGGTTGTTTACATAATATAGGTTTCTAACAGTAAACGCTAGTTTTGTGTCACCCCACTGAATACAAGGGATATAGTTTCCTTTAGAATCCTTTGTGGTTGTAAACTCAAACCCGGGCCAACTTTTGTTATAACTGTCGTAGGGAGACTTGATTGGTGACGAAAAGTAGATAGCCTCTCCTTTTCCATGAACACGCCCTTTGGGATCCAGAGTAAGCATTGTTTGCCACTTAGCATCGGAGGCACTTTTCTTATAACCGTAAGCGATAAAGTCGCCCGTATCTGATAGCCACATGGTTACGCCTTTAACGCCAGGCTTTTGATACCATTCAGTCATGGCGAAGTTACCGATTGATCTAGACCCAGACCAGTATGATACACCGTCCTCATCCATTCTCGTCGTAAGGTTGTCACGACTATCGTAGGCTCTGATGGAGGTACCACTCATCACCATCTTTGCACCGGATTCGGACGTCTGAATCGTACCGCCAGTAAATGTAGTACCTGTGAAGGAGCCACCAGTGAACGATCGACCATAGAAAGAACCGCTCTTAATAACATTAGCATCAATCATGTTTGCGCTAAGCTTATTGGCTATCTGCGTTCCTGTAACATTAATGTTATTAAAATCAACGGTCCCTTTAAATATACCATCATGACCAATAATCTTCGACGTGGTAATCTTTTCAGCCCATGTATCGCCAATGAGTTTAGCGTGTTGTATGACAGCGCTCTCAGTAACCACAAGGGTTTTTGTGTATGAGCTCATGGATCTAACAATTTTACTAGAAAGCTGCTCAGTAACATCGATGTGTTTAGTGGTGATGGCTCCAGGCTCAATGACTGTTGACCCAACCATAGGAAATATCTTAGGCTTAAAGAACAGTCCAGAGGAGTTGTCAGTATTATCTAATTTAAAACCTATTCGAACTGACTTAGCGTCTTCAGGCGCTTTAAACATGGCTTCGATTACTGTTCCATCTGTACTCCTATAAGCATTACCTCCTGTAGTGTCCCACATTGGTGAGCCTACCGGTGTTTTTCCCTCCGCGTCAGCATAGAACTGAGCTCCTAGCTCGACGTTGTAGGAGGGGATCTTATCAGAATCAACAGGCTGGAGATGGATCGAATATTTATATGTAGTCCCAGGATTAACCGGAGTCTTGTCATATAAATCGTTCGGGTCTTCCCAGACAGTTCTTACGGAGAAGTCTCCTTCGCTAACAAATATAGTGTTAGTGTCGCCTGAAAGCATACTCTCAGCATCGCTACTCGTATTTTTAGGGGAGACTTTATGGTACTTTGAGACACTATCAGAAGGCCATGCATCAGCTCGGTTCAAATCCGGGTCCATATAAATATTCCCAGATGCTGCCACGAATCTCGCAGACGTTACAGCCTTTGAAGCAATACCATCGGCCCAAAGTTTATTGATCACAGCCTCATTGGTTATAGACTCTCCTGCAATGAGGGTATCAGTCTTGACCTTAATAAACTGTCCAACTTCACCGGCTACGGATTTGGCGTCGATCTCCTGTGCTGTGATTTTCTTAGCCGCAAATATCTCGGCAAAGAGCTTGTCGATGACAGCTTCGGCAAGCTTAGAGCTACCAGTAACCTGAAGCTTATGCACATCTAGACTCGATATAATTTCGGACCTAATAGTAACTGGAGCCCACCTAGAGCCATTCCAGCGCCATTGTCCAAATATGCTTCCAGACGAGTCTACTCTCCACCATATATCGCCCTCAGCAACGCCGGGGGTTGATGAATCTGGCTCATACCCAGATATGGTTATGGCGTTCTTGCCATTCATGGAGGTTTTGATTAGAGTCTTAGCTTCCTGCTCGCTAATCTTGGACTCTGCCATAGAATATGCAGATTCTGCTTTGGCCTTTGCTTCTTCGGCCGCTTTTTGTGCAGCTTGAAGTTTAGGCCAAGTGTCTGTGACGTCAACTAGACGAAACTCGTCAATCCAAACTCTCTGCCCAACAGCGTCGCCATAGTATGAGCGAGGTGAAAGACCGCACCAAAATGTAACATTTTCTGGTGAAGGAGCGGTGAACACCCCTTCCCATCTCCCAGAAGAGAGTGACTCGGAATCGAGTAACAGTTTAGCACTCTGTCCCGGTCGACGCTCTTGAACCAAGAACGTCCAGGTTACATCGTCTTCGGCTTTAACATTAGCCGAAACCATATAGGTGTGTCCCTCAATAATAGGGAGTGGAGCAGTGTCTTCGTCCTTTGGGAAATTTACACCAGAAGTTGCTGTGTATCGAATACTCCACGATCCAGAAGTGGCATTCTCCTGAACTCTCTCGATCTCTCCATCAACTAAGCGTGGAATAGGTCCTTTACCCCGCTCAAAGCTGGGGTCTTCCCATACCGAGGGTCCTGCCAAAATATCAGCTCTAAGGTCAAGAGCTTTCTGCTCAGCTAGAACTGCTGCGTTGTGTGCATCAGCAGCGTCTAGAGTAGCCTTATCTGCGGTTGTCTGAGCATCCTTAGCAATCGATTGAGCAGAGTCGGCTGCAGCTTTAGCAGATTGTGCCGCCGCCTTAGCTGCCCTAGCCTCCATGGTAGCATCAAGAGCATTCTGAGCAGCCTTAGCAACCTCGCTGGAGGTCGTTGGCTCCCAGGTATCAGAGGACTCGATGTAGATATAGGTTACGGAGGTTTCTTCGATCGAGGTGCTAGGATCATCAGGTATAGGCTTTATCCAAATATTGGAACTATTTCTGAGATCTCCCTGAGGCTCTTCTTCCTGAATAAGGACGCTACCTCTTTTTGAAGCGACTCCAGCAGCTTCTAACGCAGCCTGGGTTGCAGCTTCAGCGGCCTGAGCTGCTGAGTTTGCGGTTGACTGTGCGGCTTCCAGACTCTCTTTAGCAGTCTTCAAGTCAGAGCGAAGATCTGTTAAGATCGTGGTGGTATCTTGAGCCCCCTTCTCACGCTCTGCAATTTCAGCGGTAAGATTTTTGCTCAAAGCAGAAATATCGCTTGTGTTTTGATCGAGAGTGACCTTAGCCGATGCCAGCTTGTCATCTAGAGACGATAACTCACTCTTAGCAATCGCATCTGCCTCTTCGAGCTTAGTTACCGCCTGAGGAAGAGTCTCCTCCTGAATCTCTCTCAGAGTCTCCTTGGTTGTCAGCTGGTCGATCATTGCTGACTCAAGTGTTTTAGAGTTCTGAGCAAGCTTCTCTTCAGCTTCATCCATACGAGATATAGTAACTTTAATCTCTGGATAATCAACGATGCGTTGCCGGATTTGCGGAGGGAAGTTGTAGTTCTCATCTACGGCGGGGTAGATATTATAGGTCGCCATCTTGAATTACCAATCGTCTAAAACCTTTAGGTAAATCGTCACTGAGCTTTAACCTAGAACCAATGGGCCTTTTAAACAGTCCAACCTCAAGGCTTCCATAGAGATCGGAATAAGGACCTTTAGATATAGGGAGTAACCCTGTATCTTCCATAGGGGTTAAAGTGTAACCTTCGTTTCTTGCTAAAATAAGCCGAGTCTCAAAAGGTGAAGGGAATCTAGGCTCTTCTACAGCACCATACAAAATATCTTCAAGATTTTTAAGGCCTTCTGGAGAAGCCTTAGATGAATCTATGGTGATCTTCGATAGGTGGGGAAGCCCGTCCCAGTCTGTTTTGTGAGTGGCTCGAACATCTAGAGAGAATAACGAGGCGTGTACGTCTTTAGAGTCTGTCAAATATGAGTGATCTGGCTGAGCTGAAACACAGTTATAGACCAGATGGAGATTGTAGGAGCCATTACTATTGAATGTTCTGTACGAAAAATGAAAACCTTTGTTGGAGATACCCTCAAAGATATCATCTAAAATCTCTGGGTAAGTAAAGGCTTTGATCGAACTAGAATATGACGCCCGGCCTTGACAAGAGCTTATGGCAAAGCCATCTTGGTAAATAACCTCTATCTCAGGTCCTTCAGGGTCCTCAGAGACGCTCACAAGCCCGACCCAGGGGATGGCTGGTTCTTCGCCTACTTGAACCAAGCCTCTGTCTAATCCCTGGCTAAATATCTTGTCGGATTCTATCCCCCAGGTAACTCTAGCCAACGTTAGCACCCTTAAGAATATCGAACACTTGAGTCGGGGTTGGTATGACTCCATCAACTTCATCGGTCCCGTAGAGAGTGTCTTCTAGCGAAGTTAGACGATTAGGATCAGCCTTCTTGGAATCGATTGTAAGGTGTGGAGTTGGTAGGATATGTGTAAAGTCTCTCGGTGGAAAGACTTTGATATCCCATGAAAGAACCGACGGGTCGACTCTATCACTAAGAGTCGTGTTGGTCTTACCGCTAGGTGCAACCAGACAGTTGTAAACAATGTGGATTTTATAATGGTCTGAATTCGCTTTCAGACTGTCTCCAACACGAGTCACATAAGATAGATTAAAACCTTTGGGCTCCTGAAGATCGAACATAAGCCCTGGAGCTGCAGAATCCTCATTTACACCCTCACATAGGTTGAAGTCTGAGGGTTTAGTGTATGCCGCAATAGAGAATTCAATCTCAGTTTTAGGCGAAAAGTTATGAATTCTATAACCATCTTGGTACATGGGGAGGATGTCCTCGCCCTTGTAGTTTTCTTCGATCTTTGTTACGCCGTTCCAAGGTACTGCAGCCTTAAGACCTTTTACATGAAGGAGTACTTTCTCCACACCAGCTTCATAGGCAATGTAAGAGCCATTATGCCATTTGATCCTAGACATGTAGTTGGTCCTATCCCTTAGTTTTGAACTGAGCTCGCCTATGAGCATTTAACTCACGGTTTCTTGCAGCGATGTCGGACTTAGACATCTTCTTAGGCGGCGTGTTCTTGCGGTTGCATACCTGAATTAGAGTCAATAGTCTGGAAAGATGCCACGTCTCCGCCTCAAACGGGATGTTGTGAGAAATCATCCAGTAATATATGAGTTCCGAGGTGATTGCTTCTCTACTTCCAGAGTTGCGCTGATCTGAAAAGACCGTGGCACTATGCTTCTTTGAAATATAGTTTTGAATCTTGTTGAAGGACTCTTGACTAAGCCCTTCAAGGTCTGAGTAAGTCATCTTGGAATTTACGTCCATCATTAGAACGTAATCCAGAACTTGCTCATCTGTATGCTTCTTAGAAGTCAAGAATGGAATTTCCCATTTTGACTCCCATTTTGACACGGAAAGAAGGGAATGCTCCAGAGTGAATGTAGAGCCCTTGATAACGTTGAAGGTCTCAGACTTCTCGTCATAATACTCTATGTCTTTCGTTACAACTGTGAGCATTCCCTTCTTTTCCTTTCATACTAACTCTTCTTAGGCTTCGCCTGGAGTCTTAAGAGCTTCAATGACCTTTTCAGGAAGCGGAAGCTCGGCCGGAGTCTTTCCATCACCGTAGAGAATCTTCTCGAGAGCAGCCATTCCGCCCTTAGTAACCTTGGTCGAGTCGATCGTGATCAGCGATGTAGGCTTGAGCCCCGGAACATCGACCTTGGTCGTGGTGCACTCCCAGCTGAAGGTGATTGCCTCAGGAGAGTCATTGATCGTGGCGTAAGCCTTCTCCGACGGTGCGGCAAGGATGCCGTAAACCAGGTGAAGCTTGTAGCCGTAATCGTTGGACTTGACGTCGTTTCCGATGATCGTTCGATACGAAAGACCGAAAGTGCGACGTCCCTGCTGAGCGATGAACATGCCATTTACAGGAGCATCGGTGCCGTCACAAAGACCGAATTCATCCGGGTAGGTGAACGCCTCGATCGTGAGACCGAGCTCCTCAGCCGACATGAGGTTAAGATACTTCATGTTGTCTGCGTACTGAGGATTTGCTTCAGCACCAGAGGGAGACTCGTTGACCGAGGTGAGACCGTTCCACGGAACGCCACCCTTGTCGTCGAGCCCCTTGTAGAAGCCGTCATCGTTACGAACGTAGAGAACGCCATGGTCGACGCCGGTTTCGTAGAAACGCTCGCCGACGTTATCCCATTGAATTGTGTTAGCCATTATGGGTTTCTCCTAAAAATATAGGTTAAATACTTGATGATTTAGATTGTCTGCCACAAAAGCTCTAGAAAATGAAGCCAGAGGGAGACGAGCTATCTTATCAGGTGTCTGATCGTCGGGATCTCTGGAAATATGGGTGATTAAATAACGATCCCTGATGGAGTAGGCTTTATTATTAGCATGTCTGAGCTGTAGATCGTCTAAGTTATAGACTATGCAAGGGTAGACTAGCTTTATCGATTGAGGGGGCTGAAAATATACGTTAGAACTACCGAGGATTGACACTAAAAGCTCATGTAGTTTCAGGCGTTGGTCCATTGTAGACACCCCCAATCCCTATGATAAGTCTAGGCCTCTGAACCTCAACATCGTTGATGATCCACTTGACTCCAGACCACTCTAAATATCGCATGGCATAGATATGTTCGCTAGCATAACTATCAGCTACAATAGAGAATCTATTACCAATTGAAATATCAGAGTTTACTTTGTCTCCCTGCTGGAGCGACCGGGAGTCTCGAATAATATCACCATAAAACTTCCGCTCTGTGATAATATCTTCGTAGACTCCCGGTCGCTTTTCTACAGTCTCGCCAAATCCGACGGTACCATAGAACTTAGGCATAATCAAGTATACCTATCAGGCGCCCGTCGGGGTGAAGTTCCAAGACGAGGTGGCGTTCTCTTCGAACTTGTAACCCGGGAGGGGCTTAGCCACAACGTCGGTCGACTCGGTGATGGTCTCCGAACCAGTTACCGGAACACCGTGGATGGTGTACTCAACGCCGTCTACCTTGGGGAAGGTGATAACGCCAGTCTTGCCATTAAAGGAAGGTGCGGTCGGCTTAACCACAACCGGAGCATCGTAGCGAACAACGATAGCCGACTTAGGCTTCGTCAGAGCACCGGAGATGCGGGTCTCCATAAGGTACTTGTGCTGGTTGAAGTCGATGTCGAAGTCGTCAAACATCGAGATGTCGCCACCCTTGTCGGCACCGATGGTGTAGTCAGCAAGGTTGACGAAGATGCCAGCGACCTCATCGTCCGACTCCATGACCTCTACCGTAACGATCTCCTTTACCATGAGAGCATTTGCAAGAGCGTCCATCGAATCGTAGAGTCGTCGACCCATCTTGTCCTTAACGAGGAGCATGTTCGTAAGGTAGGGGAGCGTAGTGAAGAAGGTCGGGAGACCGGATCCGCGGTAGAACGAACGGGCACGAATAAGATCCTCAATCTGATCTTCAACAGGGGTGGTGTTATCGATTCGAACCTGATGCGCGTACATCGGGTCATCCGAAGCGATCGGGCGGATCGAGCTTTCATCGATCTTGTCGTCGGAGGCCTCGCTACGGCCATCACCGATGAGGATCGCACGAGCGATTTCCTCGTCGAGCATGAGGCGCATCTCAGCCTTGAGCCATGCGACAACGTCGAGATCCGTGATGTCAACGATGTCGTCGCGGTCGAGCTTCTGCTTCTTGTAGATGGTGGTCGGAGTCGTGGCTCGCTTAAGGAGCTTAATGACTTCGTCCTTCTTCTTGTTACCGGTTACGTAACCGCGTGCTCGAGCTTCTTCGGCTGTAATATCGGCAACGACCGACTTAATGCGCGAGAACGGCGAGTGCTTGGTGCCATCAAGAACCTTGACAACCCACTCGGTGCGACGCTGGATCATCTCCGGCGAGTTGGAAAGAGTCTTGGCTTCGGGGAAGAGGGTGTCGATCTTGTCGAAGCCATAGTTCTCGGCGTGGGCAAGGAACGAATCCTTGAAGGAGCCGATCTTCTTGGCATCGTTCACGATGGCCTGGACCTGAGCGTGCGACAGCTTGTTTTCTGCGCCGGACGAGTTCTGGTTGTTCTGGTCGAATACGTTTCGCATGTTTTCGAGTCCTTCTGCAAATGCGTCGTGGATAAGGGGTGAGGGGTCGAAGCTTTCGTGCTTAACGTCGTCTTCGGTTTCTTCTGTTTCTTCTTTTTCTTCTTTTTCTGCTTCATCTTGATCAGCCTCGAGGGCCTGACCGATGAGGTAATACACGACAGTCTTCTGTTCTTCAGTAAGTCCTTCGAAGATTTCGCGTACTGTCTTATCCTTCTTTTCTTCAGCCACTTCGGCCTCCTTTTTTTCTGAGCTATCAGTAGTGCTTTTCTCGGGAGAAGAGTCGCTCTCTTGGTCACTTTGATCAGACGAGTGTGATAACTCCAGACCGGTGTAGATGACAGCCTCATCTTTAGCTGTCTCACTCGCATCCCCATGCTTGAGGTTTACGTTTTCGATAAATGCTCCGGGGTTGGCCCCTGAAAGCACTAAGCTGAGCTCACGAATGACGCCGTGAACTACATTCTTGTCCTTCTCCACCAAGTTGTTGGCATAGATGGACAAAGCTGTGATGTCGCCATGCTTAACCATGTATCGAGCATGATCTGCCGCAGGGCTATCATTGAAATATCCATAGGCATATACGCCATCTTTTCGGTTCTCAAGAACGGCGTGCCCAAGGACATTTGTTGCTTCATCGTGACGATGCTGCCAGACTAGAGGAACTCTTCCGCCATCATTCTCTTTGAATGCGTCAGCGATAATAGTTCGACCGTCAGAGCAAAGCAGATTGTTGCGGGTTGCATACCCGCTGAAATCAGCTTCCATTTTGAAGTTCTGTCCTATCTTCTTCTATCACGCTTTCCGGAGGGACAAGAAGTGTCGATTCCTCCGAGGGCATGTTTGGGTTATTAAGTTTATCAGCTTTAGGATCGGAAGACGGCTTCATGGCAAGGAAGCCTCGAATCTCATTGCTAGTGACAACCTCATTCCGGATCAGCTTATCAGCTATTTCAGACAGCTGACTAATCGGAATTAGCTGGAACGGATTCCTGTAGAAAGCTATCGACTGTCCCTGAGACCTAGCCGTCTTAGTGAGGAAGGTTCTCTGCATTGCTTGAGAGATAGCGTTCATAATTGGACGTATGGTTCGCTGATAATAATTCAGCATAGCTGTCTCATTTGCCGTTCCGTTTATTATCTCAGGAGTCAGACCTAAGTGTGTGTAAAGCATCTCGGTTAAGTCTGTGACTTGAGCCCAGAGATTATTCTCGGCAGGTCGATTCAGCTGAGTAATTCTCTCAGTGCCATCAGTGTATGCGATTCCATACTTTGAACCTTTTAGCTGCTCCTCAATGGCCAGCCTTCGCTTTTCAGCCTGTTCTCTTCGAGCTTCAGTCTTAATCACGTAAGGAAGCTGAATGATAATATCAAGCTTTCCAGAGCTAGACTGTTCATCCACAGCATCAAGAAGGCTTAGCTTCCTAATCAGTCTCTGAAGAGTAGAGTTAGGCTCGTTCATGACAGAATATAGAGGATTCTCCACGATCGCGACGTTGCGCTTGTTTAGCACAACCTCTTCTCTAAGACCAGTTCGATCATTATATAGACTGACGCGGACGTGCTGAGGATACCAGGCTACAATCACCCCAACCCTCATCGAGAGAATATCCCAGCTTCCAGTGAAGTTAGGATTCAGAGTGGTATCTACCGGAACGATCGCCGCAACACCCTGCTCAAATAACGTTAGGGCAATATCCTGCTTAAACGCCTGAGCTGATTGATCGATGTTGGCTTCGAGATTGAGACACTTATCAAGATTTGACTCTATGTTCTCAATTAGCCGGCCCTCGGGGTCTAGACGAACATGCTGAAGGTCGACAGAAGCTAGATCAATACTGATTCTATTGTAGATCGAACCAACAATTGACTTGTCGCCCATGACTGAAAATCGAGTTCTGTCTGGGCGAATCCCGTAACTAGATTGGAGGGTTCGGCTATCAAAAGGGTCTGGTCGGACTTCGTCTTCCTTAAAAGCATTCCAAGCGTGCTTCAGTTTATCTGTTAGTTTAGCCATTTACACCTCCTAAAAACATCTTTCTATCTCCATACGCCATCGACAAGGTTAAGGGGGATGTCTCCCGGTCGAGGAAGGCCGTTTGTCGCGGCAAAATCCTGAGCACGCCGGAGGGCGTCCTTATGCCTGTATCTAAATTCTCGACTAAAGGCTGCGGTTGTGCTTATAGACTGAGCTATAAACTTTCTTCCAGCAGTCATCTGACGAGGATGAGTCATGTGTAAAGTAGATACAGCCAAGACTGCAATTGCGGCTTTTTCACGCTTATTAAATAATGACTTCTTCTTTGTCTTATTCTCCGTCTTATCTACCCTAGACTTTTCAGAACTATTAGACGTTTTAGAACTATTAGACGTTTTAGAACTATTAGACGTTTTAGAACTAGACGAATAATAGCGGTTAGAAATTTCAAGCCTAGGACTTCTTTGGATGACCCCCCACTTCATACCTTTGACGCCGTAGTGAAAGAGTTCTAGGTCTTTCGGTGTTTCTTCCATTTTGACAATTCCTATTCAAACGCTTCTTTGTTAGCCTTAAAGGCGACGTAAGCGTCCATAAGCGCCGCCACGTTATCGATCTTTTGCTCTTGACGCTTTTTGAGAAGCTTGCGATTACCATTAGTGTCTTCAAGGGTGATGCAATTACCCATAGCGAATGTCATAAGCTGCTGGTCAAACAGAAGCATTCGCTCTTCGCTAAGAATTTTCAGCTCTCCAAGAGGAACGGACTCCGTCTTGGCCCCCTGAATCACTTTCTCGATTCCGAAAGGACCATTCTCCTTCTCCCACCGCAGTACGAATTCTTTAGCGTTGTATGGGTCAAACCCAAAAGCTCTAACATCATACTTGGCGTCCATAATGAACTTATCAAGATCATCATAAACTTCCATCATGTCTAGAACAGTTGTGTCTAGAACTTGAAGGGATCCTTCTCGGATGAACTCTTCATACTTGGCCCTCATTGCTCCTGGGAGTTTGTGGAGAGTGAGAGATGAAATGTAGCTTCTAGTCTTAACACCATAGTCGCCATTAGGAAGCGGGAATAGGAATGTGAAAGCACAGAAGTCGTCGCCCTGGGAAAGGTCTGCGCCCATGGCACAGGGCATGTTCCAGAACTCACGTGGTCTATGCGGGAGGGTTTCTTCATAGGTAAAGAAGTAAGTATACCCCTCCATTGGAAGACCGAATCTCTTAGCTAAAATGTCGTTTCTGGCAGCAGGGGCTTTCTCAGCTCTCTCTACATCCAGATGATAAGCTTCGTATGAAACAGTCTTTCCTAGATTAGGATTCGCTTTCAACCAAGTAGAAGGGTCTCCAACTTCCTCAACGCTATCAAGCTTATAGTACCAGATGGAAATATGTGGGGCGACGTACTCACCCTTCAAAATATCCATTAACTCAAGCTTCACCGTGTCTCCAGCCCCATTACGAACGGTTCCTTCGGAGCTCATGGCTACGATGACGTAGTCGTCAAGCTTGGAGGCACCCTGTTCGATAGCCCCGATGACATCTTCCCGAATATCTCCAGAAAGCCACTCATCAACCGTTGAGATCTTAGGTCTAGCTCCCTGCATCTTGTTGATAGACATGGGTCGAACCTCTAAGATGGAGTTTGTTAGAAAGTTCTCGATCCCTTTCTTAGTTGAAGCCAGCTTTACTCGATTAGCCTTGGAGCCTGTGGTATTCTGAAGAGATCCTTCGGTTAAGAATTTAAACAGAGGTCCTCTAGACCGAGCAATCGCGGTTCGGATAGGAGATAGAACCTCCTCCGCCTGGTGCATCGTAGGAGCGGTTGTGATTTGCTGCGTGGTGGAGGTATCAATGTTTAGAAAATATGACTGGATGCACGATCCATACATTGATTTGGCGGCACCTCTAGCAACAATCAAATATTGCTTTACAACTAAACGCTTCTTAATCCAGCGTCGCTCGTAGTGCCCACCTGTACCTTCTTCGTTAGGTACGTATATGCTTCTCTCGACGAAGTAGAACCAGGCAAGGAGGGATTCGGCCCACAACTTGAATGAGTCTAGAAGCTTTAAGTCAGAGCCATCTGTAAGAGTTAACTCATTCTCACAGTACCTGACAAATCCCTCAATTGCTTGATCATCGTAGTAATAGTTAGGGTCAGCTATCAGAGCATCAATTCGATTCATCTCCATTGAGACTTCTCGGTTGACTGGAATTTCACCTCTGAGAACAGAGTCCCTAAAACGCCCATAGTATATAGGTGTTGCGGTGTTTGATAGCGCCATAACTAAAAACTCTTTCTATCCGACTAGCTGCCTATCCGCTTGGGGTTTCTGCCACCGATAGCCTTAGGACTGTTTACGGAAGAATAACCGTTCCTAGTGCCCCTTCTTCTGGCATACCTTTGAGCCCCATACTTGAAGGCTTCGCCCATTGCAAACTTTCCAGCATCCATCATGACGTCGGAGACAAAGTTCTTTCCGAAGTCTATAATATCCCCTCGAACACCTCTTCTTCCAGATGAAGCTTTTTCATTTGTAACCAAGTTAGAATATTGCTGCTCGAGGTTCATTCGCTCTACAACTGCTTTGAGCTCTTTATTGGTGAGCACGTCAGTTCCAAAAGTCTCGACGCGCTTTCGGTTGCTTCTAGCAGTTTTAGCTTCTTTCGAAGTGGGTGTTTCAACATCCTTAACGGTTTGCTTAGCCGATTCCTCGGCGTCTCTCTTTCTATCCGCTAACTTTTTAGATGCTTTACTGCGAATAACGCCCCACTTCATGCCTTTGACGCCGTAATGAAAAAGCTCAAGGTCTTGTGGATTACTCATAGTTCTTTTCTACCTTCTAGTTTTTATCATACGCTCCAGAGTTATAATCATAAGCAAAAGAGGTTTTGTATAGATTAAAACAATCGGCGTGAACGGGACACATTTGTCGATCCAGCTTATATACTGGGCATAAAAAGTCAATTGCGAACCTACTAAAAGTCTCTAGATTTTTTTCTCAGACGACTTAGTAAAATCGTTTAGCTTAGAGAGAATGACCGAAAGAGTTATACTAGGAGGTGAGTCTTTAAACTCATTAGTTTCCCACTCGACGAGTTCTTTTATCCATTGGGCCAGATCTAGTAAAAATACCCTGTAAGTTTCGGTCTCTTCTTTGTATTTCTGAGCAGTTTTCTCAGATATGTCTAGGCGATCTAAGACTTCATCTTGTTTAGACTCTAGATCTAAATTCTTAGTCTCAAGTTCTGTGACTCGTCTCTCCATCTTTTCAGCATAATCGCCATAAAGACCTGCCGCTTTGGAAAGTCTATCTGTAGCGTCTGTACTTTTGGTGCCTTTATATGCGATAGCTGACGCTATGATAACGCCAATAGTTGACATAAGAGGCCCTAAAATATCAAGTAACATTTTAGAAACCTCCAATACTGCCATTCTTAATCGATGTGATTTGATACACTCTAGCCATGGCATAGGACGAAGCAGCGATTGTCCAATAAGACATTGTTGATACGATGGTATTAGGTCTGCCATCTACCTTTATAAATGGCGTGACATATAAAAACCAAGATACTAAGAAGTAAAATCCTAAGACTCCGGGAACCATGATCATAAAAAAGAATGCTATGCGATTTAGCTTATTCAATTTGAGGCACGATGAGACAATGCCTAAGAGTCCTGAGATAACCCATATGATTCCGACAGTGGTAGAGTTTAAAAAGTTAATCCAGATCAAGCCTGCTTCTCTTGAAGCTGAATGAGTTACGACCCATGTGACACCGATAGCAGTATAGAATCCACCTACGACGCTTAGATACCAGGTAGACAGACTATTTAGAGACTCCATAAGATTGACGGATAAAAAAAGATCCGCCACATCATTCTTGTTCGGTTTCTCGTTCATAGTCATGCCATCCGTTCTTCTTCATAAGCAAAGTTATCGACGGTCACGTTAAGTCTCCACTCGAGCTCAGTGATTTGATCCTTGATAGCTGTAATCCCAAACGAAGTTGCGGGAGGATCGAAGAGGAGCCTCGTTCTTAGAAGAACATAGGACTTAACATTGCTAAGTCGAGCGTCATTGTGAAGAAAGTCGGTCCATAGAGACTTTTCATCCTCGATGTAGTAACCTTTCTCAGGTCCTACTCCAAGCTGGGCTAAGGTTGAGAAGGCGGAGTTAATACACATGATGATGTCTTGATCAAAGACTCCGTAATCAGGTGCTAAACCTAGTGACTTCTTCACCGACTGGAGAATGCTGTTTTTGTAAAGATCATCATTCATGGTAAATCCTTATGGGTTAATCTTCTTGAGGGAAGCTTATACTCCCATTTTGAAGTTCGAGGTCAATGAATTCATTACGGCTTCTCGACGTGGCTTCAGGAGCTCGACGTTGATCGAGAACTTCGTTCGAGTTAGGGTAAGCTTTCTTCTGTTGTGCAAGAAGGCCCTGGAGAGCCTCGAGCATCTTCGGCGATGGCTTCTCCTCTCGACCAAGTACGAGGAGGTACGAGATACCCGTATCGTTCCCTACCTTGGTGTAGTTTGCCGCCGATCGCTTGTCAAGACCTCGAAGTTGATACGTGTCACCATTCTGAGTGACGGCGGCATTAAACGGAATGTCGTAGAAAGCGAGAACCGATGTGGCATAATCCTTAAGTCGAATCATCTCTTTATCAACATCGGCCTTGCTGAGGTTTCTAGAATTGATGGTATCGACATCTAGATGAAAGAGGTAAGCGGTGGTTATGCCAGAAGACAGTTCAGGATCGAGGTCTCGAACCTCCTTTGGAAGTCTCCCTGCGCCCCAATCGTCTCGAAGGTAAGTGTAGTCGAAACCCTTAGAAGTCCGAGTAGCTTTCTCTTTAGGGACTTTCGATTCCTCGGAGGGTTGTTCTTTCTTAGGCATGACTTCTCCTTTAAAGTTACTCACCAGAATTTTGTATCCCCAGGTGATCTGATAGAATATGATGGTTGTACTGGCGATGAAGATCCGTAGTGGATCGCATTGTGGGTCGGATGCGACACAGTTATTAGAAACTCTGGGTCAAGAATGTCAGAGTTGAAGTCGTTAAGGTCGGAGGACGACATAGGATTCATGTGATGTACTAGAATTCGATCGTAAATCTCTCGACCTTCTGCACCTAGATCTAACCCAAGATCTCTTGCAATAACGAAAGATCGAATCCTCTTCCACTCAGTAGAGTTGTAAAAGCGCTGATTAATATAACGCTCAAATCCAAAAGTGACTTTTCCGACTTCCCCACCAAGCTTTAAATAATCGAACCGCTCTTCGAATGTGAAAAGAGAGGACATCTCAGAATAGGTTCTAATTATCATAGAAGTCCTCGCCCTTTTCAACATACTCTCCTTTGTAAGAGCTCATGGCATCAAGAGCATCTTTGTAAAGCTGCTCCATGTTAGCCTGAGAAGAATATGTTTCAGCCTTAGCTCGTAAGAGTGCGTTCTCTTGCTGGAGTTTTTCTCTTTCAAGAGTCTCGCGTGTGGTTCCGAGCTTCAAGTAGTGAGTTATCACTTGGGCCGAGGCAGTCCCGTCAAGAAGTTGCTTCTCAGCAAGGTCAATAGCCAGAGATATGAGCTGATTCTCTCTTCCATCTGGCGTTGTTGCCGGCTTGCGGCGAGCCATGTGTGACTCTTCACCTTTGCGAGGTTTAGCCATAAAAGTTTACCTCCACAAGGTAGCGTGTTCTAGGTAAGTTTATATGAGTATCGCCCTACTTATAGCCGGTTAATGTCGACATTAATATCACTTCAAGCGACATTCAGTCGGGTTTCTAATCGGAAAGGTCCTCCCAAAATATCCCCCGG